GCGTTATTTGGGGGTTTGTGTGTGTGTGTGTGTGGGCTTTGTGTGTGTGTATTGCTTACTTAAATGCAAACTCTTTTACACTAATGGGCGTTAATATTGGCACACAATAAGACAACGAAAGGCTACAAATTGAGGCAATAACAAGGCTATAAAATGGGCACTTTGTCAAGCATCAAGCCACAAAATCAACGAAAAAAAATAAATAATTTATATAAATTTGCTTAATTGAGGGGCGAAATTTAAATATATAACCTCCTGAAAATAAAAAAAATAATTAAAATCTTTGCGTAATTGGGGGGGGTTTTAGGGGTAGTCCAATATTCATACTAGATTTAGCCAATTTAGAGTTTTATTACACCAACTGCATAATATGTATTTTAGTTCCAAATTATTTCAATAAGTTTTATTTATATTGTGCATAAATAATGTAACTTTACAAAATGAACAAAAGGGATAAAGGAAGAGCAATTAAGAGGGCTGCCAAGTTGGAGCAGAAAGAGGAGGATGATAAGACTATTAGAAAGGTTGTTTCAAAATATAATCCAAGCGATTTGAATTTAGACAAGAGTTCTGGAAAGGCTACAAGTTTGGTGAGTTATAAAAGAACAACTGAGGTTGTGAAGTTAATTTTAAGAGGTATAAGATATACTGATATAATGGAGTATTGTGAGGCTCATTGGGGGATTAAGAAAAGGATGGCAAGTATCTATTATAAGAAGGCTTTAGAAACTTTTGCTGATCAGTTTGCTGAGGAGAGGGAATATGAAATTGACAAGCATCAGATTATGTTGCAAGATTTATATAGTCAAGGTTACAAGGCAGGAGATTTGAATATATGTAGATTATTACTACAGGATATTGCAAAGATGAAGGGAATTGTTGTAGATAGGGTTGATGTTACTAGTGGTGGGGAGGGGTTTGTGTTTAACTATAAATCACCTTCCGAGTAAACACTATTAGCCCCCTTAATAGCACTTAGCTGTTCTCTGCTTAACTTCGTTTTCGCATTTTCCAGCAAAGAAGTAATACCTTTTAAAGAAGTAAAACTTTGAGGTACGAATATAATGAAAATAAATGATATAGTTTGGAAACAATAAGAATAAATAAAACATAAAATAAAATGGCAAAATTTGATGGTATGACTTGCATAATGTATGCAATATTAGTAGAGAGTGGTAGTAGTGGATTACAAGCTGAAGAGAAGGAGAGGAGTAGGCTTGTATCTAAAGATAAAGACAATGTTCTTAAATCTGTAAGGTTAGGCACTACATCAGAGGTTTCTGAAATAAATGAAAAAGAAGTAGTGTCTAAAGATATAAATGCCGATGTGCATCTTTCTAATCCAAGAATAGTAAAGGAATATATCACTGAACCTATCTTTGATTTATTTATGGATAGGATTAGTACAGGGTTTGCTCCTAATGAAACATTATCAATAGGTATTTGCCAAAATATTTCATTGAGTGAAATTAAACAACTAGAATCAAATTGGAGTGATGGTACTAGTACAAATTTTAGTGATGATTGTAGGGTTTCTGCTGAACATGGCAGGCCAGGTAGAGCTGGGATGACTACAATTAGTCTTTATAGCGCAGTTGATGCTATAAACAAAGCAGATGTGATTGGAGATAGTACATTCCAACTTGGCAGTTTAGATTCAGGCACTGGAAGTCCTGGTTGTGCTGAAGATTACGATTCCATATTAACACTGATAAATAATTTAGCCAATGTAACTAACCACCCAGAAGGTATAACAACTGAAAAATGGTCTGCCTTACTTCGTAATGCACATACAATTAATTGTGGATAATAAATAAATAAATATGAAAAAATTAAAAGAATTTTTTAAATCAGACTTAAAAACTAAAAACGCAGGAATTATAGAATATGTATTTGCTATAGTGGCAGTATTCTGTGTATTGCCAAGTGCAATAATTTATCTTTTATTAACATTCTTAATTGTAAGCCCAGTAAAAGGATTAGTTAAGAAGGTTTGGAAATAGATTTTAAACCAACACCAAAACAAGATAAAGCCTGGCAATACCTACATGACAATGAAACTAGTGAGGTTTTATTTGGAGGAAGTGCTGGGGGAGGGAAATCATATTTTGGAGCAGCATGGTTGTTGTATTCTTGTCTAAGATATCCTGGAACAAGGTGGCTTATGGGAAGGGCGGTACTAAAAACATTGAAAGAAACAACATTAAACTCTTTCTTTATGGTTTGCTCCGACTGGGGAGTTAAAAAAGGAGAGATTTATAAATTTAATGCTCAAAGTAATGTTATAGAGTTTACAAATGGTAGCACCATTCTTTTAAAAGACTTATACCAATATCCAGCAGATCCAAACTTTGATTCACTTGGATCTTTAGAGATTTCTGGAGCCTTTATAGATGAAGTTAATCAGTGTACAGAAAAAGCAAAGAATGTTGTGGCATCAAGGATTCGTTATATGCTTTCTCAATATGAACTTCGCCCAAAGGTGCTTATGTCGTGTAATCCAGCAAAAAATTGGGTGTATGATTTTTATAAACAAGATAGAGATGGTACTTTGGCTACTCATAAGAAGTTTGTGAAGGCTAAACTTGCAGACAATCCTCATATATCTGAATTTTATGAAGAACAACTAAAGAAACTTGATCCTGTATCAAGAGAAAGGTTATTGCATGGTAATTGGGAATATGATTCAGGGGAAGATAGGCTTTTTGATTACGAGGCTATATTAGATATGTTTACTAACTCATCTGTGTCTAATGAAGGAGAAAAGTATCTATCTTGTGATGTTGCCTTACTTGGAAGTGATAAATTAGTCATTTGTATATGGGAAGGCATGATTGTCAAGGAAATAATAACAAAAGACAAGACATCTGCTGATAATGTGGAGAAACTGATAAGAAACCTAGCAGATATACACAAAATACCACAAAAAAACATTATAATAGATAGTGATGGAGTAGGGCAATATCTCTCTCATTACATGAAAGGAGTCCAACCTTTCGTAAATAACGCTAAAGCACTAGATAAAGAGAATTATCAAAACTTAAAGACACAATGCTTTTATAAACTAGCAGAACAGATAAATGTAGGTAATATATGGATAAAGTGTAATGATATTGATCTTAGGAATAAGATAATTGAAGAGTTAGAGGTTATTAGGAGAAAGAATATGGATAGTGATATGAAGTTGGCGATTTTATCAAAAAAAGAGATGAAAGCTGTTTTAGGACATTCTCCTGATTATGCTGATGCTCTTATGATGAGGATGAGGTATATGTTTAAAGGTAATAGAAAGATATTAGCTTACAGATAAAAAAACTAACTTTTTGTTCCATATATTTCCATTTAATTTTCTTTATATTGCTTGATGGGAAAAGATGTTGAAATTTATTGCTTAAACAAGAGGCACTCAAAGATAGTTTGCGGCTTTTTAGTGGAGCTTGAAGATATTATAAATGATGCTACACATTATGATGAAGATTTTGAAGGATATAAGAAAGTAATGGATAAATTTATAACTTTTCATAATAATTTAGGTATATATGCCATTCTTGGTGAAGTTGATTATGAAAATTGGTATCTATCTCTACCAAATAATGTATATTGGGCAACAATAGGATATTTTGCATCAGTTCAAGTTACTGAGGGTGAAGATTTAGATAAATTTAAAGAAAAAGTGTTCTCTTTAATATCTATTACTCTAAAAAAATTAGATAGAAGTTTAATAGCACAATCTTGGACAGAAAGTGAAGAAAAAATACATTTGAATTAATGGAAGAATATATTATTAAAGAAAATAAGTTAAGCATACCATCTTCATGGGAAGATTGTAGTTTTGATAAGTTTTTAAGATTCGCAAACCTATTAGAAGGTATATCAGCTAAAGAAGAGTCAGAACCTAAAACAGAGGTTGAAGAATGGGAGGCAACTCTTCAGGACTTAAAAGATAATACTAAAATATTGTCTTTTTGGTTACAACTAACAGAGTCAGAAGTGAGTCTTATTGATTTAGATGTTGCAAACGATATAATGAAAACATTAAGTTTCTTAAATGAACATTATACTCCAATTAATATAGATTCATTCTCTATAGGAGATGAAAAGTTTATTCTTCCTGAAAACTTTATGAAACAATCATCTTTTGGTAGATATGTTGAGGCAGAACAACTAGAACTACAATCTAATATGTTAGATAAAGGAAAGATGGAGATTTTGCCAAGACAAATAGCTATTCTTTGTAAAAAGGAGGGGGAAGTTGAAAAGCTAGATGATGATTTAATAGACAAAAGAGCTAAACAATTTGAAAAATTAGATATGGCAACCATTTGGGATGTAGGTTTTTTTTTGAGCAAGTTAGAGCAGAAGTTGATGTTAAGTTTCCTAACCTCTCAGGTGAAGGAGGAGATCCAAAGGCCCGAATTGCAACAAGAGGAACAATAGATGGTTATGGTTGGTTAAACTCTGTATATGATATTTCTAAGGATGGAATTTTCACGAAAGACAACCTTAGCGCAGTAGAAAGTGTATTAATAACTAATTTATATGAAATATTAACATATTTATCTTGGAAATCAGCTTGTAATAGTTATGAGCATAAATTACATGATATAAACAAAAAAACAAACACATAAAATGTCCACATACAACACTACATATAATTTAACAAGTCTAATGACTGACTTTAAGTCTTGTGCTACAGCTGCTGGTTTTTGTACTTTTAAATTTGGTAAAGCAACCACTATAAATTTTGATCACAATATTTGTTATGATTTACTAAATGTTGATTATCCAACAACTACTATTGCAGAGGGGATTGATGAGGTATATACATTTAAGATGGTGTTAGCCCGTCCAGTAAACTTAGGTAGCACTCAAGGGATTCAATTATTTGATGATGATGTCGTTCAGATAATGTCAGAGCTTGAAATAAAAATGTGGAATATGCTAGGATGCCTTGCTCTTGGTATTAGTGGAGGGGGTAACTGTAAAGCACACATACCTAAACATAAAATACAAATAATAAGAGATAAGGGGACTTTTAACGATAACCTAGTAACACTAACTGTTCAATTTGATGCTATAGCGAATATTGCAGCAACCGTAGAACCTTGTGGTGGTGGTAGTCAAGGGGGTGATGAGTGTGATGCACCTTGCCAAGATTACTTTGGTTCTTGTGGATGTACTGATCCTCTAGCAATTAATTATGATTCTTCAGCTGGGGTTGATGATGGAACTTGTTGTTATGGAGCAGGAGAATCTCCATGTGTTGATGAAGATCCCCCATTCCCTCCAGTATTCCCTGCTAACCAAACTTCAAATCCTTCCTAATGGCAATAACTAATATACAAATGTTATTGAATAGGTCAGGGATGATTGCCAAACGAGTAGCCAAAAAGCAATTAGCTAAATCAAGGAATGGTATGTTGCCAATGGACACTTGGGGAACTCTTAGTGAAAGCCTTGAGTTTAAGATAAAAGTAGAGGGGATGATTGCTCTTTTAACATTAGAAGGAGTAGATTATGGTTTTATTCTTGACAAAGGAATTAAGAAAAGAAACAAAATACCTTATACTAGAGGTTCACAGTCTAAAAAACCAAGTGCATATATTCATGGTTTAGCTCTTTGGGCAGCAAAAAAATTCTATAGTGGTAATTACAAGGCAGGATTAAGAGCAGCCTTCGCTATAGCTAATAAACAAAAACAAGACTCTTCTGCTCCATCTAATAAAGGTTGGGTAGAAGAAGTTAAAAATAAAATAGACAATAAAATAAACACAGCACTAGCTACAGATACAATAAGGGCTATCAACATGGATGTTGAGTCTATACTAAACAGAAAAATACCTTAATTATGGCAGCTCCCGGATCAATAAGTTTTACAAAAGATTTACACAGAAGGTTTTATACTGCATATCGCCCTATAATATTACAAGCATATATCAATGATTCTGATGTTGCTTATGTAAGAGGGCAACTTTTCGTTCAAACAGCACCTGGAAGTAGTTTTGTTAGCACAGGAGTTTTAATAAATGCTTATGAAGAACCTTCTCATCCAAATAGATATAGCATGAATATAATGGAGTATTGCAGGGCTTATATTTCATCAGGATTGTGTCCTTTATTTAGTTGGAATGGTTTTATAGTTACTCCATCTTATACTGAGTCAGCAAGATTTTATGTAAAGTGTTGGCCAGTAAGATATAGCAATACAGCTGTAGGACAACTTGTAGATGATTATAATAGTGAGGTAGATAGTAAGACAACTGTTGTAATTGCAGCTAATACGAATGAATCAACATCTACCGAGAGTAATGGGCTATTCCTACATTTAGATAAATATGTTTTAGGGCAAAATGGAACAGTTAATACAAATCACGCAGTAAAACCATTAACAAATACACCTTTTTTATCTCCCCCAGCAACACTTGAATCACAAGAGCAAGGTGGGTGGAATGGAATGAAAACAGCTATGAATGATCCCAATCCAAATGGGTGGGGTATTGGTATTGATATGAAAGATCACTGGGGACCTTCTTTTTATTATCTCAATGGAGTGGATAAACCTGACACAAATTATTGTTTTGTTATAACTAGAGATTTTAATGGAGAATTAGCTAATATGAGTATGTTTGAAGTTTCTTATGATATAAATACAGCAAGTGATATGCAAAGGTTATTAATGCACCCTGTAGCCTTAGAGAATTTTATTTCAATGCAAACAGGAAGTGCCTTTAATGGGATTATAGATACTAATGGTAATTTAATAGCATCAGGAGTTATAATTACTATGCTGAATAATCCTAATTGGAGTGGAACGGGTACTAATAATTATTGGGGAACTACAGACGGTAGTGGAAGTGGAAATTTCTTTAGATGGCAAGGAGTTAATTATTCTGATTATAAAAATGGAATAGGAACTTGTAAATTAGATGATAGAGTTAGATTGCACTGGAAAAATTCTTTAGGAGGATATGATTGGTTTAATTTTTTTGGAACTCAAAATAAAGCCGTTAAGGTGAGTGGAACAAGATACGAGAAGTTTAATGAATATGGATTTAGAGGACTTGCGGGTAATACAGAATTATGGACAAAAAGAGAAGATGAGTTTACTGTTATGTCTCAACCTTTAAATAAATTAACAGCTATATGGTTAGAAGAATTAATAGTAAGCTCAAAAATTTGGTTAGAGATTACGATTGTAGATATGCCAGGAAGAGGACAACAAAATCAATTAATACCAGTAAATATGGTTCCAGGTTCTTATCAAGTTTTCAATTCAGAGGATAATATGCACTTTATAGAAATAAAATATACTTTAGCTAACGCAAGAACACAACAAAGAGGATAATGGCATTTAACATACACCCATATACAACAGTAATAGAGATAGCTGAGATAGCAGGGCAAGAAGAACAGTTCTATCAAATAGTAGTAGGATATAATGATATAACTACTTTTGAAGGTTGTACAGATGTAGGTAATAAAAGGATTAATTGTGCAGATGATCAAAAATCAAATTGGAGTGGAGATAGTTATTCAGATATAACTAGTCATGGTACTTCAACAGGATGTGATACACCAGATTACCTTCCTTATCATCCAGGAGGTAATAAGATTTTTAAAATGAGGATGGTAGCTAGTAGCTTTGTTGGAAATTTAAATTCAGGATTTCACGCAGAAGAGGTAGATACAGATGAGATATATAGATATGGACAAAGTGTGCATGGTAATGATAATTTAGGCTGGAAAACAGTCAAGTTCAAAGAAAAATGTGAAAGTTATGTATCGCAGGCTAATCCAAGTGATATGTATGATTTAAGCACTAATAAATTTACAAATACAGCAGGTGATGGATTAAAGGTGGCGGTTAATATGGATATTTATGTTAATGCAGTTTCAGCGGGACCTCACAATACTAATTCATTATCTGTTGCTTTAAGTCTTAAGCATAGAAGAGCAACTGATGGAAAGATTACTAGATACCAAAAATATAGTTGGGGAAGTGGTCCTCGTATGCCTTCTATTGGTTCTGCTGATGCAAATGATAAGTGTGCTATTAATTGTTACCTTAATACTCAAAATTATGGTGGGTTTGGATTTAATGATAGTAATGGTACTGCAAGTTATGGAAATTCTTATCCTTCAAGTAATCCACCTAAATCTAAATCTACCACTAATAGTACAGTTTGGATGGGGATGGGAGATACTTTAGAGGTTCAAATTAGGATGGGAACGAATGATGGAGCAATGACTCCAGATGGACTTAGTTATGGTACTGTTGATAATACTGATGATGCTACAAAACTATGTGATGGAGGGTTTCCAAGTCCTCCAGGTTTAGGTTTAAGTCAAACAAGTAATTGTATGACAGGAATGGGTACTAATGTATATTGGAATTTAAATTTTGATGGAGTAACTCAAGTTGCAGGAAGTATTCCTTCATTTTGTACACACGATTCCACTAAATATGTAAGTTCATCTCATCCTACTGGAACTGATATGGGGGTTTATACTGGACTTTCTCATGGACAACCATGGATCCCTCTACATGAGGATTGTGATTGTCATACAGCAGGTTCTTCACTTTATTTTAAAAAACACAACCAACCAGGTCCATCTGCTAGTGATGCCAATAAAAAGCAATCCAATATAATTTTTGACATTATAAATCATAGTTATGTAGGAGATTCTTGGGATAATTGGGATTATCTTTTACTTAAGGGAGATGGATCAGACTCTTATCCTAGTTCTTTGAGTAATTTAGTTCCAGATTGGCACTCTGGACTAGGGCAAGTTGATGCTTATAATTGGTATATTTCTAAATATCAACATTCATCAAACTGGGATAGTAGTGGAGTGGGATTCAAATTTGCATTAGATAGAGATGATAGAGACACAATACTATCTTATGAAGATGAACATGAGGAGGGTAATCATCATGATGTTTATAGTACAGAGGGAGGTTTAGGAATGAGACATTCTGAATTTTTTAAGTTAGGATATGATTGTTATGAATTAACAGTGAAAGTTTCTAGTATAACAAATTGTATATTAAAGATACATGAAGGAACTGCCAGTGATCCTGCATTAACACCAACAAATCCAACTTCTATATCTTCACCAGGAGAATATGTATTTTGTTTAGCAGCATTAGCTAGAACAGGAATGTGGACAGAATGTGGTGGTTGGACAATAGATGGTACTCAAAATTATTCTTGTAGCCAAGATGGTGTAGTTATGCACGATCCACTTGGAGGTAATGGTAATGGGCAATGGTTTTCACATTTTGGAGCAGGAGGTATTAAAATATTAACAGCAGAACCTACTGGAACTTCTGGTACACACGAATGTTTAATAGATGATATAATTATCAAAAAGATGCAACCAGAAATATCAACTGTTTCTGAACCTATATATGGAGGTAATTACACTTATGAAATACCTCTTTATGATTGGCAACAGTTAGATGTTCTTGAAAGTGCAAAAGTTCCTTTATCATTAACTTTTTCAGTTGGAGATTTAAAGGATATAACTAAAAGGACAGCAGGATTCTCTAAAACATTTAACCTACCAGCTAGTGCTCATAACGAAACTGTGTTAAACAATATGTTAGCAGTTGGAGCAGAAAGACAAAAGATTGGATGGAAAAAGGGTAGGATAAAAGCAAATGGAATTGTTGTTTTTAATGGTTTAATGAGAATAGAGCAAGGAGTTACAGGCAAGGGTGGTTTTTATAAATGCCATATAATTGAAGATACTATAGATTGGGCGAAAGCAATTGGAGATAAAGAATTATGTGATATAAACATATTACAACCTGATCCTCAACCAAAAGACAGAGAGCAAATTATTCAAAGTTGGTCTCAACACAAACCTTATAATTTTGATAGAGCAGGAGCAATGGGTAGTGGTGTTAAATATGCTGAAGATTATTTTTGGGGAGTAGCAAGTTATGGTGCTTGGCACAGAAAAAGTCTAGGAATAGATCATAAGCATGATACTTATGACTTTCATCCAGTTATCTTTTGTAGAAGAATGGTGATAAAAATATTTGAACAATCTGGTTATAGTTTGTCTAGTAAGTTTTGGGATAGCGTAACAGCATCTCTTTTGTGCCATCCTTTTGGTTCAGGGGAAGATTACTACTCAACTGATCCTATGTCAGCTTTAGGTGGAAGTGGAAGTGCTCTTGGACAAGCAAAACATCCAGGAGGAGCTTGTGCAGGTAATTATAGTAGTGGAGGTATGATACCAGCAGGAGGTTCTGATAGAACCTGGTACCCAGTATTAAATGTTGTTAGTGATATTGACAATAATATAACAGGAACAAGTGCTAATAAATATGGAGGAGCATCTAATAAGGGATATGTTGTACCTTTCGCTGGAGAGTATGATATTACTGTAAAATATACATTACATAATAGTAATTCTTGGTGGCAAACTAATTTTGGATCAGACTCTAGGATTACAGGTTATTTATTGAAAAATGGTGTATCTATGGGTTCTACTTTTACAAGTACATATTGGGGTAGTGGAACTTTCACAACTTATGTTGATTCAGGACTAAGAAATCTTAATGCTAATGATATAATAAGTTTTAAGGTTGTAGGAGAATCTCACTCTAACACTTATGATTGTTGGCAAGATTGTGAGAATATTAATGTTTTAATTTTCCCTACTTTCTCAACTTCACCCCCACCACAACTTGTAGAGTTTAGTAAAATCGTTGCTTGTGGAACTAAGCAAATAGATTACTTACATGGATTGACAAAAATGTTTAATTTACAATGGACGGCAGATGAGCAATCCAAAACTGTATATTGTGAGCCGTATGATGATTTTTTCGGCTCAGGTAAACAACTAAATTGGACAGATAGGCTAGATAAAACATCTTGGACTGATAAATTTATAGTTGAGGAATTAGCTAAAAAAGTTAGTTTTGAATATGCAGAAGATTCAGGTGATGTGGGAATGAATGGTGTTCAAGCATGGAGGGATGCTAATGGTTATAATATATATAAATCCCATTTGCAAGAGCACGAAGAGAAATTTAGAAAAGAAGAGCTAAAATTAGGAACAGAATTTTTTGCAAGAACATTAAAGTTTAATGCTTATGGAACGCAATCTAATCCAGGAGTACACTCGCCTACTCATCCCTATGCTCCAAATGGAATTGGATGGGGAGATATGGCTTGGAAAAATAGTACAGGTTCTAATTCAGATAGTCCTTGTATGCCTATTATTTGGATGGAAGAAGGAGGGCACATGAATGGTAGTAGTGGACATAGACCTCCTTTTGTAGAATATCCGCAATGTGATATGCGTATATTGAATTATTATAGTCTTTTAAATGGTAGAAGGATAGATGGAAGTGGGAATCAGTCTGACTTTAGTGTTACGGGATGTACTAATTGGGTTTTTTATGAAACTAATAATGAGACTTTAGATCACTTCCCTCACATGAATTGGATAGATGACTATAAGAATGGTGTTGGAGAAGATCCGTATAATCTTTCTTGGGGAGACTACACAACACAAGGTATTACTAGTAAAGGGTTGTATCAGAAATATTGGCATACAGCTTATCAGAAAATGAATGGAGGAGCAGCATTAAGAACTTGTAAAATGGCTTTAACTCCAAATGATATAGCAGGTTTTGATTATAGGGATTTAATAGTGCTAACAATTGATGATGTTCCTACATATTGGACTGTAAATAAAATAAAAGACTACAAGCCTAACCAAGAAGTTTTAACTACAGTTGAATTAATTGAATGGAAAAATGCAAATGATTTTGCTAAGAGAAGAACTCCAAGAGAAGATGAGGCAAATCAAGGTTTAACTAAAATACATCAATTGCCAATTAAAGTAAATGTTGGTGTTAATAAATCATCATACAAAGCCCTACAAAAAACTAATTTAGGAGGAGTTTCTCTTGAAAATGATTCTGGTAACATATCTACAGGTGGTGGGATTGCTTTAGGACATGGAGTAGTTGCAAATAGTAGGCAAACTGTTTTAGGAAACTTTAATAGTCCAAATAGTTCTGCTATTTTCCAGGTAGGTTCTGGTTCAGGAAATAAACAAAGAAATACTGCTTTTGAAATAACTAATGAGGGTGAAGTCCAAATACATGGAGGTAATTTAGTTGTTCAAGAAACAGATGGAACGATACACGAAATTGTTTATGATGAGGAGGTAATAAACATTGAAAATGAAATAGAAAAAAATGTAAAAAAAGTTTATCTATCTAAAACAATTACTAGTGATAAAGCAAAAGGTGTAACATCCCAAACACGAAATTCAGAAGGTTCTGGTGGGGGATATTAAAAATAAAATAAAAAATGGCAACAACATTATATAGTTTTCAGGCAGATTTAACTCAATTATTAAAATTAAATAGTCAGTTAGAAAGAGCAAATATAAATTTAAAAAAACTTAAAGCAAATACTTTAGCATACTCTGCACAAGCTAAAAAAGTAGCTGTAATGGGTTCTACAATGAAAAAGAATACAGCAGCACTAAGAGGGGCTAATGTTTCAGCTAAGGCATTAAATCGCACAGGTGGTAGAATGGTTGCTATTTTTCGTTCTGCAAGTATTGCTATTGTTTCTGCATTTGCCTTTAGAGCTATACTTGGAGGCTTAAGAGGGATTATTACCTCTTTTGCTAACTTTGAATCTCAAATGGCTGCCGTTAAGGCAATATCTGGAGCAACAGATGCAGAGTTTAAGAAATTAAATGATAGTGCTTTGGAACTAGGTAAAACAACAGTTTTTACAGCTAAACAAGTTGGGCAATTACAAGAAGAGTATGCTAGGCTTGGTTTTACAGCTGATGAAATAGTTGCTGCACAAACAGGAACAATAATGTTGGCTGCCGCTACAGGAGAATCATTAAAGTCATCTGCTGAAACATCAGGTTCTGTGATAAGAGCTTTTGGTTTAGATGCAAGAGATACAACAAGAGTTGTAGATATAATGGGAGAATCATTTACAAGTTCTGCTTTAAACCTCAATAGATTTAGAGAGTCTATGAAGTTTGTAGCTCCAGTTGCTAAAGCTGCTGGATTTACTCTTGAAGAAACATCTGCTATGTTAGCCAAACTTGCAGACAATGGACTACATGGCTCTATAGCGGGTAATGCTTTAAAGAATATAATGTTAAGATTGGGTGATGCCAACTCTTCATTAAATAAAAAACTAGGTAAAACAGTACAAGGATTACCTCAATTTATTGAGGCACTAAGAGGTATGAAAGATGAGTCTTTTGGATTAACAGAGGCGGTACAGTTATTAGACAAGCGTTCTGCTCCTGCCTTTCTAGCACTTATAGGAAATATAGATGGATTGGGAGAGCAATTAGAAACATTAAATAATGCAGAGGGGGCTGTTTCAAAAATGTCTAAAATAAGATTAGATACTCTTGAAGGAGATTTTACATTATTAAAGTCAGCAACAGAAGGGTTAGGAGTGGCTATTGGTTCGGTTTTTGAAAACTCACTTAGACAATCAATATTTTCCGTTACTGAGTGGACACAAAAAATAGCTAATAGTGAGGCAGTAATGAGTGGATTAAAAACATCATTTGTAATTATATCAAATGTATTGAAAGCTCTTTTAATAAGATTTGCTCTTATGAAACTAGCATCACTACAACTTACTTTTAGTATGTCAGGATTATGGAAGGGGGTTAGACTTTTAGGTATTAGTATGAGAGGATTGGCTACTGGTACTATGACTGCCTCAACAGCTATGAAAGGATTTAGAGCAGCTTTAGCAAGTACAGGAGTTGGAGTTCTTGTCGTTGCATTAGGATCTCTTGTGGGATATATGATGTCATTAGGAGAGGAAACAAGTTCAACAGTTCATCAAATGGACAGACTACACATTTCTTTTGAGAAAGACCTTAGAAAAGTTACAGAATTAAATGTTGAAAATACTGAAAGAGTAGGTTTATTAAGAAAATTGAATCAGGATTATCCAGAATTAATTGGTAATATTGATTTAGAAACTGCTAGTAATACCCAGTTGCTAGAAGTGTTAGAAGTGATTAATAATACAAGAGCAGAAAGAACTCTTATCGCAGATAAAAAAGTATTAATTGATAAGATTTATGAAGAGGCTGCTGGTGAGGCTTTTAGTCATCAAGCAACTTTATTGAGGTTACAGACATCAAAAGAACTTGGTAATCTTAAGGCTTACGATTTAATGCTTACAAATAAAGCTATAAAAGGTCAAGAGAGATTAATAAAAGCCATAATGGATGATGCTAAAAAACAAGAAAGAGCTATCCTTAAAGATATAAAAGTTTATATGGCTATGATAGAAAGAAAGAAAAAAGCAAATGGCACTTGGAGAAGTCTTGATACAAAAGCAGAGGAAACATACAGGATGGATTTAAGAAAGGGTTATCTTAAAGACTTAGAAGATTTTAGGGCTATATCAGATAAACTTGAAAAAGATAAAAGAGGAGTAGCAAATAAAGATAAAATTAGACTTACAAATTTGGCTATTGCAAAACAAAAGAAAGAAATTTCTGACACAAAAGCAGAGAAACATGGCTTAGAACAAAAAATAAAATACCACGCAATAAAAATTAAAATTGGGATAGGAACAGATGCACAAATTGCAGCAACAGGAAGAAAGATGGTTGCGTTTAAAAAGACTTTAAAGGCTGGGGAAGAACAAGATTTAAAGAAAGCAAAAGATCTTAATTTAATAGGTATTAAAGTTACAGAATTAAGAACTAAAATAGTAAACCTTAGTGCCTCTCTAATAAAGAGTGGCAAGGCTAGTGAACAGGGTGCTTTAGGAGTTCATAGATTACAGACAACAAAAAATAGAATAAAAGAACTTTTAGATTTAAAGGTAGAGGCTATAACAGATGTAGAGGAAAGAGAAAGAAGAGCAGTAGAAGTAGGATTTGAAAAACAAGAAATAAAGTACCATAAAGAGAAAGAATTAATTAAAGCTAATCTTGGTACTATAGCAGATTATATTAGTGGTAACGCTGCAAATCAAGATGCACTTAATGAAGAATTTATTAAGAAAAATAAACAAAAGTATGATGTATTAAAGAATTTAGATTCTGATGGTTGGGATGCTTTAA